TGCATGAACATTGGGACGAGTTCATTGCACTACACCCAAGAACCGAGTGTCAAGAAACACCAATAGAAGTAGAGGTAGAAACTAGGACCGATTACTTTGAAAATGAATATAAACAAAAAGTAATAAAAGAAGTTGTTGACAATAACTCTAATCCATGAGAATATAGGATATAAAGGAGAAATATATATGACTAAAGTAAAACTACCACACAAAACATTATCGGTTGACGCAAATGAGTTTGTTATTATCGATGATAAAAAGAACGAGCCACAATACAAAGCAGTATCAGACTTTGTTGGTGGAATGGTTGAAGTTGTTACGTTTCCAAATGGTGACTTACTTCTTTTAAATGAAGAGGGCAAGTTGATGGGCTTACCTGTAAATGAGAAAGCTAGTAAGTTATGGAAAGAAACATTTGACAACGACAACTATATTACAGGACGTAATGACTTCGTTGCAGGTCCTGCAATACTTATAAAAAAAGACGCTCTCAATACTTGGGCTAACTAACTCTCTTACCCCTGGCCCTACGGGCCAGGGGTCCCGAACCAAATCCAAATATAGATAATTGCTTCGACCCTATCCCCCCTTTTTGTAAAAAGGGGTCCCACTACTCTAGGTTGTATAGCTTGATTTACAGAGTTTTAGCTGGTAAAAACATGTTGAACATCTTAAATGTGATGCAAAAAAATTTTTTAAAAATTTTAAATGAATTTGAATAATATAGATATAAGTAAACTACCTGCAGACGTACGTAGGAAATATAAACAGCTGCAAGTAATGCATGCTGAAAAAAAGATACAGAACAAAGCCAAAGATGACTTTCTTTCCTTTGTCAAATGTATGTG